AAGCGGTATACCTTACCTGCCTAAAATTGACAAAGACGTACAGTTACGTACGCCTGGTCGTGGAGTAAGCGGAGAATCTAGTAACTAATGGGACGTCGTAAAAAGGATCTTAATTACGGTACACGAAGAGTACGGATGAGCGTTTCTGACCGTACATCTAAATCAGCACGCCCTTGGAATGATCCCAGAGTTGTAAACGCTTCTATTGCTTACGGTGTTCCTCTTGCTAGCTATAAGCAAGTACATTTATACGAAAATAGACAAGAATCTACTGGTGGGTTAACCCCCGAAGAACGTATGACCTGCAGTCCATGCGGACAATTTAAGGAAGACTGCTCATGTGGAAAGGTTCAAACAAATGGCTAAATCAGCAGCTTGGGCACGAGGAATTATGGCTTGTGATTGGGGATGTACTCAGAAAGTACAGAGTAGAGGTTGTGCTCAACATGCTCAAGCTAGGTGGGCTCCAATCCAACCTGGACGGCAATTTAGGACAACATGATGTGTGAGCATGTCTATAAAGACATGGATGAGGACATATGCACTCTATGCGGTAAGCTTACGCACAGAATAGATTGGAAGTTTCAGAACAAACTACATCGAGAATGGAGAGAAGCCAACCCAGGTGCCAAATATGGCGGCTGGTGGAGTATATGAGTATTGATAGGCCTGCGTGGTATAGAAGGCTACATGCTATAGAGGCTCTTAATGAGGCAGATAAGCGTAGACGTTATGGCATACCTCCTGCTGAGGGCATCCTATTTATGGATCATGATGATGAGTGTGAGGAATGTTCTACTTACAGAGCGGATGCTAGGCAGAATAAGGGATGGCTTAAAGAGCATGCCTCTCAGTCAGATAGGAAAACTAATTTAAATCATGGGTCTAAATGCGATAGCTGTAATGAGGGTACAATTAATGATATGACCCGAAATGATCATTTTGGTACTGGAAGTGAAGAAGGAAAACAGTGAGTTCAGTAAAATTCGTGTGTTTTAACTGCGGAGTATCTAATAGAATACCCTTTGGAGATCCATTGAAATGTAAGGAGTGCGGGCATGAGCTCAGGAAGTTTTAAACCACATCGCGGTTTTAATAAAACTCAAATTAAAGACGGCTGGATTGTGTATTTACGTAAGGACGGAACTATTAAAGCTCGTATTGAGCCGTATCCTCGTGAAAAGGTTGTAAAGAATGTCAAACCGTAAAGTTGTAGCCAAAGGTAAAGCTTACAAGGGATCTAAGCAAAACGGTGGTCGTAAAATTATTGTTGAACATTACAAGGATTCTGAGGGTAAATGGCACACTACATCTAAAAACGCTGCTCGTGATAAATATGAAAAAAAACACGGTAAACTATCTAAAGATACCGATGTAGATCATAAGAATAATAATCACGATGACGACAGCGATAGTAATCTAAGACCCCTAAAACACGGAAAAAACACAGCTAAAGAAAACAAGAGACGAACAAGGAAAAAGAAATGAAAAAATTTGAATCAAATAAAGATGAATCAGTAAATCTCCCAAAGAAAGCTTCTAGACCAGCACCCTTTGATGGTCCTTCTAAGCGTAGGGGCGGTTTAAAAGGAAACTATAAACCTGGAAAAGATTTTAATAGAAGAAAGCATTAATAAAAAAGGCCGGGTTTCCCCGGCCTTTCTTTAATTTGTTGGAAACTTTTCCAACCACTGCTCAATCTTTGGCTCTGATGGATCGCCATCATGGGCGTATGGGCCATATCCCCAAGAACCCCAGTTAGTGCCTTTAGCGGTCATATAGAACACTGCTTTGGCATTTTCTACTGGATCAAACAGCTCGGTATTCTTTTTTAGACCAAATTTTTCTCTACGGTCATCTCCCAGAGAACCCAACATGTTAATCTGGAATATCCCATAAGAATCGTCTCCCGTTGCAAGATCGTCATTGTGCGCCTTTGGTCGTCCGTTAGACTCTTTCTTAGCTACAGCCCAAGCTATTTTAAGAGCTTTCCCCTCAAAACCTACTAGAGATAAGAGATCTACCAATTCCTCATCTGTAAGGGTTTTGGCTTTTCTGTATTTATCTAGAGGATCCGCAGGAGCTTCTGCAGTTATAGTAACTGTAGCTCCATCTATTCGACTTGCTAGTGCTGCAGGTATTCCTGCCAGTATCAGTGCGGCTATCCAAGAGGCTATATAACGTTGTTTTTCATTTTTTGGCACTCGTTCTCCTAGGCTCGAGAGCCAGTCCTAACTCTATGTGTCTGTCACTCACACTGAGCAATTCGGCCTCTTTCTGCCGAATTCGGTCTGCAACTCTTTTGTTACGGAGGTGCTAATGGCCGGTTTTACCCGGCCACAGGTAATACCATACCAGTAAATACACACTACATGTCAACCGCAACCCGATATAATATTCTTTATCGAATCGTTATAGAAAATGGACTATGATTAATGAGAGTTGAGCGTATAGCTACAAAACAAGGACATCCGGTGCCAGAAGTTGCTACGCAACCTAAGGGTCCATTTCCACAAGAATTGTTTCAACGACCAGAAGTTGTAGTTGACTACGATCCTTATGATGGAGGCGGAGAATCCGCTGTTGGTGGAACTGCACAAAACAACTTTGCAGCTATGAAATACTTTAGATGCAAAGATTGTCAAAAAGTCATGAGCGAACGGGAGACATATGAGCACAGCTGCCAGGTTGATAATGGCTAAGCCTCGTAGTATTAAATCTATATACTGGCATCCGCTGATTTACCCAATAAAGCCGCCAGTATTATGGGAAACAGCAGAAACGCAAGAGATTGAAGAGCCGTATCGGTTTGGAAAAGGATTTGCGGTAAGATTCCCTCTAACTAGAGCTGCTTTAGTTGTAGGCAAGTGGATATCTAGATACGATGAAAGTCAAGCATTAACAAACGCCATTCGTGGCAGGATAATGACGGAAGATGAGGTGGATTGGGATTATGTTCGGTTTGGGGGGCAAGAAAATCAAACAAGAGAGACAGAAGACTAAAGTAGAACGGCGAGTTGAGTCGTTACCTACTTCTGAATTACTGCAGTGGGCAGAACAAGCGTTGTATCCAATTGGACGAAACCTATCGTCATGGCAAAAAACCAATGAAGAAGTTTATTTGGAAGAGGCTAGATTGAACGCGGAAGTTATTTACGTCATAGTAGATACTATATCCAAGAGGCAAAATGCAAGATTTTAATAAAGACCAATTTGAAGAGCTAGGAGAAGAGCTAGACTTTGAAGAAGAAGAGCTGCAGGACGAGGAAGAAGAACAGCTAGATGAGCTCTCTAGAGAGTTTGTTAATCTTCTTATAGAAAAAATAGTTCAATTTATGGCAATGCTGGTTGGACACCAGCTACACCCCTATCAAATGCCTCTAGCTAGACGAGTAATAGAATCTGTAATTATAAACGATGGTGAAGAAGTAACCGCTCTTGCCGCACGTCAGTCTGGTAAATCAGAGACTATTGCTAATACCGTGGCTACGCTTATGGTTATTCTTCCACGCCTTGCAAAGATGTACCCAGATCTTTTAGGTAAGTTTGGAGACGGTATTTGGGTGGGAATGTTTGCTCCTATCCAATCACAGGTAGAAACCTTGTACGGTAGAACAGTTTCCCGTTTGACTAGCCAACGTGCTTTAGAAGTCCTTGGAGATCCAGAAATAGATGACATACCAACTAAAACTCCAGGTATTGTAAAAAATATAAAGCTTAAGAACTCTGGCTCTACGCTAATGATGATGACCGCTAACCCACGAGCTAAGATCGAATCTAAGTCCTTCCACTTAATTATTATTGATGAGTGTCAAGATGCTGACGATTTCGTAGTTTCTAAGTCTATTGCTCCTATGGGTGCGTACTACAACGCCACTCTAGTAAAGACTGGAACCCCAACTACAATCAAAAACAACTTCTACAGAGCTATTCAATTAAACAAACGACGTCAAACTTCTAGGTCAGCTAAGCAGAATCATTTTCAATGGGATTGGAAAGACGTTGCTAAGTTCAACCTTAACTATGAAAAATTCATTAAAAAAGAAATACTACGCATCGGAGAGGATTCAGATGAGTTCCAGCTATCGTATAACTGTAAATGGCTTTTGGAAAGGGGCATGTTCGTTACCTCGTCTATTATGGACAACCTTGGTGACACGTCCCAAGAGTTGGTTAAGAGCTGGCATAGGTCGCCAGTTGTGGTCGGAATCGACCCCGCAAGAAAGATGGACTCTACAGTTGTTACTGTTGTCTGGGTCGATTGGGATAGGCCTGATGAATTTGGTTATTATGATCATCGTGTTCTTAATTGGCTAGAGATGCAGGGAGATGATTGGGAAGAGCAATACTTTCAAATAGTTAACTTCTTAGAAAATTATGATGTTTTAGCTATTGGTGTAGATGCAAACGGAGTAGGCGACGCTGTAGCAAGCCGTATGAAAATACTTATGCCTAGAGCTGAGGTTATTTCAATTACCTCTAGCCCATCAGAGCAATCTAGACGTTGGAAACACTTGCAGGCCCTAATTCAACGACAGATGGTTTCTTGGCCTGCCCATGCAAAAACCCGTCGTCTGCGTCTTTGGAAGAAATTTCACCAGCAAATGTCAGATGCTGAAGTCAAATACAGGGGGGCTAACTTTTCCGTAGCTGCCCCTGACGAAGCTCATGCTCACGACGATTTTGTAGACTCTTTAGCACTTGCCTGCTCATTAACCCAGGATATGGTTATGCCTACGGTGGAGGTTAGCTCCTCCCCATTTTTTTAAGGTTTAGATACCTAAATGTCTAAATTAGGCCGATACTTTTACCTGAGGAACCTCAACTCAACACCCTATAGGAGAAATAAACATGGCAGTGAATAACATCGCACCAGCCCCTCAGTTCCCTGAGAAGGTTGGCGCAAATTATGAACGCAAAATGTCTCCTGCAACTCCGGGAATGCGTGGTCCGCTACGCTTTGAAGAAGGCGTTGCAACAGACACAGATATCCCAAATGACTTTCAAGTGGGATTGGATCAGGGGTATGACGTACCACCTACCCGTCCAAATCACAACATGAATGTCATGGAGAAGTATCCTGAAGAGACAATGAAACAACGCGCCCACGTCGGCTCAGCCGCATGGGTAGAAGGTCCAGCATACGTCAATGAATTTTCACAAGGCGGATATGGAGATCACTCTCAGGTCGAAATTGAAGAAGTCATTCGTTCAGGTGCTCGCTATCAGCGTGTAAACCCTGCACAGGTAGCTGACTAATACAGTAGACTATAGGTTCCCAGCCTCGTATTCCCTTCTCCGGGGCTGGGGCCTAATTTAATATTAAACAAATAAGGATGAGGTAATGGCTGGCGGAATAGATTTTTCACCCCCAAGTTATAGAGCAGCATCCTCTGATTTAACAATCTCAATTTCTCCACTTGGATTAGTGGAATTAGCAGATGAAGAATTTGAAGTTCACGGCCCACGCCTAAATCGTTACTCTCTTAACTGGGCAATGTACCTTGGTCATCACTGGTCATATCGTCGTGAGATCGGTGAAGCTCAAATGGTTTATAACTATTACAGAGCGTTTACAGATTACATAATTAATTTTACTTTTGGCAGAGGCGTACAGTTTAGAAGCCCTGCAGCTACAGAAGCTGTTATCCCAGATATTTTAAAAAGAGTTTGGGAAGTAGACAACGATAGAAGCTCTATTCTTTGGGAAATGGGACAGCAAGGCGGAGTCTCAGGAGATTGTTTTGTTAAAGTAGCTTACGAAGAAGCTTACGTTGATCCTATTGGTCGCGCTAACCCAGGTAAGGTACGCATTCTTCCGCTAAACGCTTCTTTTTGTTTTCCAGAGTTTCATCCACACGATCGTTCCCGCCTAATTCGTTTTAAGCTTAAGTATCGTTTCTGGGGCACATCTGCAGAAGGTACTCGTCAGGTTTATACCTATACTGAAATTCTTACTGATGATCGCATTGAAGAGTATATCAATGACGAGATGATTGACTCACGCCCTAATCCAATTGGCATAGTTCCTATCGTCCATATTCCAAATGTGCGTATTTCTGGATCTCCTTGGGGTCTTTCTGATTGCCACGACATTATCGTCTTAAATAGAAATTACAATGAGGTAGCAACAGATATCGCAGACATCATTAACTACCACTCTGCTCCAGTTACCGTTATTATCGGTGCTAAGGCGTCTTCTCTAGAAAAGGGTCCTAAGAAGGTTTGGGGCGGTCTTCCAAAAGATGCTCAAGTATTTAACCTAGAAGGTGGCGGTTCAGGCTTAGCGGGCGGTCTACAGTATCTAGAAACTGTTAAAAGAGCTATGCACGAAATGGTAGGAGTTCCAGAGACAGCTCTAGGTCAAGTACAGCCAATCTCTAATACCTCCGGAGTTGCTCTTTCAATTCAATATCAGCCGTTGATGAATCGTTATAATCAAAAGCTTATTCAATACGGCGAAGGCATACAGAAGATTAATAGCCTAGTTCTTAAGACTCTTGCCTTTAAAGAGCCAGAAGTCTTTATCTATAACCCAATGGTTAATGGTCCTATCAAGAACTACCAGCTTCCAGCTTTAGATTTAAACAGCCCAACAACTTTTGAAAGCACAGTTTACTTCCCACAACCACTACCTCTAGACAAGTTGATAGTATTAAGTGAAATTGAACGGAAGATGCAGCTGGGCCTAGAAAGCCGTGAAGGAGCTTTGCGTCACTTAGGCGAAGAGTTTCCAGACGAGAAGCTTGAAGAAATTAGAGCCGAGCTCATTTCTGACGCTAAGGCTGATGGGGCTATCCAGCTAGTACGTAATCAAATTGCTTCGTCCATTGCTTCTTTAACAGGCATCCTTCCAAACGGAGAGGCACCCCCAGGATTAAAGCCTGGAGACGGTACCGGCCCTGGTCCATTTGGACAACCTGGGGTTGTAAGTCCAGCAGAGGGAGTAGTTTTAACTGAGCTAGCCCAACTACAGGCTGAGCTGGTAACCGAAGCGTACGGCACTAAAATGCCTATGCGTCGTACTCCAGATGAAAAATACCCAGATCAGTCTATAGGATAAAACACTAGATTTAGGCAGACAAATTGACAAAAGTTTGCCAGCCTAATACCACCAATAAATCCGCAGGTCATCGTGGCACTAAATCGGACAACGACCTCCAAAACCTAAGGGACAACCATGGCAGAAACAACGAATATCGTTGATGCTCCAGACGTCAAAGATGCATTTTTAACTGACGTTCCGGCAGCAACGGAAACTAAAGCAGAACCCGCTGTAAGTGAAGTTAACGAAAAAACTTACACAGAATTAGATCTAAAAAGAGTGCGGGAGCAAGAGAAGTCAAAGCTCTACCCTCAAATAGATTCGCTTAAAGAAGAGCTCGCCTTGCTTAAAAAGGAACGAGAAGAGCGATTGGCAGAGGCAGAACGCCAAAAGGCTGAAGCGGAAGCTGAGGCAAGGCGCAAGGCTGAGTCAGAAATGGATGTACGCCAACTTCTTGAAGCTAAGGAAAAAGAGTGGCAGCAAAAGCTAGAAGAAGAGAAATTAGAGCGTGAACGCACGTTTGCTCTACTCCAGAGAGAGCGTCAGTATGCGGAAGTCACCGAATACCGCAATCGTCGCCTCGAAGAAGAGCGGGATAACATCATCCCAGAGCTCGTAGACCTGATCTCAGGAAATAATCCTGAAGAGATCGAACAAAGTATTGCAGGGTTGCGTGAAAGATCTTCACGAATTCTGGAATCGGCGCAGACTGCTATGCAGAATGCCCGTAAAGAAATGACAGGCAGCCGGGTAACCGCGCCGCCGACCGGACCGATGGACACTAATTTGGAGCAAAATCAGTTAACGGCAGAACAAATATCCGCCATGTCGGTTACCGAATACGCAAAACACCGATCTAAGCTACTTGGAAAAGCAGCAAACGATCGAAATAAGGGAATCTTCGGGTAGTAATACCTATCTAACAACTTAATAACTAAGGAGAAAACCGACTATGGCATCAGCCGTAACAGGTACCGGCAATTTAGCTGCCGCACCTACCGCGTACTCTGGTTCTAACAGCCAGTTGACGCAAGCAATCCAAACAATCTGGTCAAAGGAAATTCTTTTCCAGTCGATGCCAATCCTCCGCTTTGAACAGTTCGCTGTTAAGAAGACAGAGCTTGGCGTTGCACCTGGTCTCCAGATTAACTTTATGCGTTACAACAACTTAGGTTTTGCATCAGCACTTGTTGAAGGTGTTCGTATGCAGACCAACGCATTGACCGCACAGCAGTTCTCTATTACCGTTGCAGAGCAGGGCTATGCAATTGCAGTATCTGAACTCTTGCTCAATGCTTCTTTTGATGACGTAATGGCTTCGGCTTCACGTCTTCTTGGCCGTAATATGGCCCTCTATCTTGATGGCCAGGCTCGTGACACACTCATGGCAGCATCTTCCGTTATCTACGGTTATGATCGTTCTGCTAACACTGCTGTTAACGACTGGTATACCTCAGGAACCGTTGGAACTAACCGCGCTTCTTTGACTGGTAACTTCAATTTAACAACATCAACAGTTAAGGACGCTGTTGAGACCCTCGCAACCAAGAACATTCCAAGGCTTGGAGAGACTTACGTTGCGTTTATTCACCCACACCAGAGCCGTCGTCTTCGTGATCTCCCAGAGTTCATTGAAGTAACCAAATACGCTGCTCCAGGTAACTTCATGCTCGGTGAGATTGGTCGTTTGTACGACACAGTCTTCATTGAGACCACTCAGATCCAGAAGGTAACAAACGGTGCAGGCACAGGTTATTCTGCAGACACCGACGTTGCTGCTGGCTCCATTGTCTACCCAACTGGTGGAGGTTATACCACCCCAGTAACAAAGACCGGTAACGGTAATAAGGATCGCTACACCGCGATCTTCATTGGTGACAATGCATTTGGTCACGCGATCTCTCTTCCAGTCGAACTCCGCGATGGCGGTATTCTTGACTTCGGTCGTGAGCACGCTCTTGCTTGGTACGCTATTTACGGTCTTGGTCTAATTACTGACCAGTCTGTAGTCTTGGCAGAAACCAACTAATTTAGTAGTACAGGGGGCGGGTTTTCCCGCCCCCACACAACCTATAGGAGAATAATAATCGTGGCAAAAGCAAAAGTAACAGACGTCACAGGACGTCAGCGTGAAGAACAACTTAAAGCTCACGCAGAAGAGCTAGCACGACGTGCTGGCGAAATGTCAATGGCAACTCAGGCTGCTGCAGCTCGTCTAGAGACAGAAGTTGTAGATGTAACTAAAAATCCTGATTCGCCAACAATACTTGATGAGATTGAATCAGTGGGCGTTACCATGGCGGATGATGCACAAGTTGTCCGTGTAGCCGAAGATCTAGAACACGTAACTATCGGCGTAGGCAAACACTATACTTTCAAAGCCGGTCAAAAATACAAAGTACCTAAGCATGTAGCTCAACACCTACAAGAAAAGGGCTATTTGTACGAACGGCTCTAATTTAAACTAAAGTTGCCCACTCCGACGAAGACACGCCCTCCTAGTCGGGGTGGGTCTTTATTTACCCTGCGTATTTCTAATCTTCTTGAGATTATAGGATGCCGGTTTACCAAGATAGATGCGAGGATTAGTGGCGACTTTATCAGGACTTAGCGACCGTCTACGGGCGGAAATAGGCGATATCACTAGAACCTTCGTTGAAGAGTTTCGAGGAGATGGCGAGCGCAAGCGATTTCAGCTAACTCATTCCCCAGTAAATGCTGCCTCCCTATCTATAAAAGTAGACAACGTAGAAGTTTCTAGTTCAGCTAGCGTTGAAGAAGTTATGGGTATGGTTACCCTAGCAGCAGTGCCGGCAAATAACGCAGCTATTGTTATCTCTGGAACTGCTTTTAAATATTTTACTGATGCAGAAACTCAATACTATATAAATAACGCTTTTCTAGAGCATGCGGCACATCTTACAGACAGCAGCGGTTCTAGAGTTACTATAGCAACTGTTCCAGGGATTGATGAATACCCAATAGTTCTTTTGGCTTCAACTATGGCCTTATATACCTTAGCTACAGACTCTGCCTTTGATATCGACATCATTTCACCTGACGGCGTATCTATTCCTAGATCAGAGCGTTTCCGTCAGGTATCCGATATTATTCAACAAAGAAGAGAACAGTACCGCGAACTATGTATGCTACTTGGTACTGGTCTATACAAGATTGATGTATTTAATCTTCGCCGTATCAGCAGACGTACAAATCGCTACGTGCCTCTGTACCGCCCACAAGAGATTGATGATGGTTCACTGCCACAACGTGTTTATCTACCTATTCCAGATTATGGCGATATTACTCCTGCAAGCTCGGTAGTAAACAAAGATCTATCTCTTTACTCAGGAGATAACTTCAGTATCCAGCTTAAGTTTTCAATGGATCTTGCTGGCTACACTCCACTATCGCAGATACGCCTATTCCCAACATATCCAAGCAATCAAGTTGGACCTATTATTCTTGCAACATTTACTATTGTAAAAAGCGCATCAGTTCTTAATGGTATTTTAGATACCCTAACCTTGTCTTTAACTAGCGATCAAACAGAAGCGCTACCCCGTACTGCGTACTATGATATTCAATTAACTAACAACTCTACGGGAGCAGTAAGAACATACTTAGAAGGTAAAGTGTTTACTAAGCCTGAGATCTCGGAGTAACTATGCCACATGATCCAGAGATCGTAGAGATAACTCAACAAAGTCCAGAAGTAGTTATCTTTGGTTCTGATGCAATGGGACCAGCCGGTCCTATGGGACCTACCGGTCCTACAGGCCCAATTGGTGCTGCATCAAATGTAACTGGTCCAACTGGTGCAACCGGTGCTACTGGCGCAACAGGACCTACAGGTGCAACAGGTCCAACAGGTGCAGCTAGTACAGTTACTGGTCCTACAGGTGCGCAAGGTCCTACAGGATCTACTGGCCCTCGTGGTGAAACAGGACCGCAAGGTGTAACAGGTCCCGCAGGCGCAACTGGTCCTGCTGGTATTCAAGGACCTACAGGTATTCAAGGTCCACAAGGTGCTACTGGTCCTATTGGTCCAACTGGTTCTCGTGGAGCTACTGGACCTACTGGTGATACAGGTGCCACTGGTCCTGCTGGTACAGGCGTAAATATTCTTGGAACTTTACTTAATGAAGGCGCTCTCCCTCCCGCAGGAAATCCTGGTGATGCATACCTAATTGATGGTGATCTTTATGTGTGGGACGATATTAATGATGAGTGGGACAATGTAGGAACTATTCAAGGTCCTGTTGGACCGCAAGGTCCTGTAGGTGCTATTGGTCCTACAGGCCCAACTGGTCAACAAGGTTTGCAAGGTATTCAAGGTATTCAAGGTGCGCAAGGTCCACAAGGATTAGTTGGTGACACCGGTCCTGTGGGGCCACAAGGTGAACAAGGTATTCAAGGAGAAGTTGGTCCTGCTTCGACTGTTACAGGACCTACAGGTCCAATTGGTTTAACTGGTGATATCGGACCACAAGGACCTATTGGTGACACAGGCCCTATTGGTCCTCAAGGAGAACTTGGACCTATCGGTCCACAAGGTATACAAGGTGCAACTGGACCTACTGGTCCTACTGGTGCAACTGGCCAAGGATTAAATATACTCGGTGCTCTAAATAATTCTAACCAGCTACCTGTTTCAGGAAATCCTGGAGAAGGTTATTTAGTTAATGGTGTTCTTTATGTTTGGGATTCAGGTACAAGTCAATGGATTAATGTTGGAAACATTCAAGGTCCTACTGGTGCGACAGGTCCAACTGGTTCACAAGGTCAACAAGGTTTAATAGGTCCACAAGGTGAACAAGGACCAACAGGTCCTCAAGGTAATGTTGGCCCTACAGGACCACAGGGTGAAGCTGGACCAACTGGTGCAACAGGTCCAATTGGATTAACCGGTGAATCTGGAGTTCAGGGACCTACTGGCGCAACAGGTCCAACTGGACCGACAGGTGCGCAAGGCGTACAAGGTGAACAAGGTGTTCAAGGAAATCAAGGCGAGATTGGACCTACTGGTCCAACTGGCGCAATAGGTGCAACTGGTCCAACTGGAGCAACAGGAGCAACTGGTGAGGCTAGTACTGTAACTGGCCCCACAGGTCCGCAAGGAGATATAGGACCTACAGGTGCGACGGGACCCACTGGTCCAACCGGATCTACTGGACCCATAGGTAACTTTTCGTACACCTCTGAAACTCCTCCAGTAGGAGCCTCAAATGGTGACGCTTGGTTTAATCCTACTGATGGATCTGCGTATATTTGGTATGATAACTATTGGATTGAGGTGGGTGCTGCTCCTATAGGACCTACCGGACCTACCGGACCTGCAGGCCCAATTCAAGAAATTATTCCTGTAATATTTTCTACCTTTAACCATGATAACCATCAAGGCCTTACAGTAGTCTTCGATGAAGAATCCGAAGAAGTAAGAATTATTTCTGACGTAGCGTTTATTGAGGCAGTAGCCTTAGCAGGCTTATAAGGAGACCATAGTGCCTATTACTCCCGACTTCTCTGCATTAGAAGCGGTTATTACCGCTAAAGTTGAAGCGGTAGCTACCAACATCGACAACAAAGACCTTCTAATTCAGATGAAGGCTCTTGAAGCCGCAGTAGCTAATCTAGCTCTTACTCGAGTTATTGCAGAGGGTACCTATCAACAGGGGCAGGTAACCTCAACAGCTACTGCAGCCTCTACAGCATTAAACAATACGGTATCTACCGCTAATACTAATCTAACTGCGGTTGTAGACACAGCTACTACAAACCTAAACTCTGCAGCAACAGCAGCTATTGCATCATTTAATGCAGTGGCTAACCCCGTTATAGCAACAATTGAAGACTTGTTAGAAGA